TACGTCTATTATCTCCCCGGTTCTTCTAATTTTTCTTTTCATACTCTTCTTGTGTTTCTAACCAGTATAGGCATTATTACATTAACATTCTTGCCATATTTCTCATAAGATGTGAGTATGCATATTGCATACTTATCCCCTATCTTCAAATCTTTCGATAATCTTAATCTTGACCCCCCCCTTTTGATGTTAATAAAATAATCACCAAAAGGATTGATACATATCGGTTTTACGATTTCCACATAATCTCCTTCAGGAATAACAATATCACTCATATTACGAATCTTTTAGACATTTCCTCAGCAATATCATATACAACAATATGATCCTCTTCATTGTATGGCTTATTGATATTCAGCACTCCTTTTCTTACCTTAAACCTCTTATCTTTTCTAAGGTGATTCAACATCCCTTGTTGGAATACACAGTCTGCCTTCTCCATAGCAGCATTTTTATCAGACCATTCTTTTAGCGTATAACCTTTACTGTTCGTGCTTTTTGGAGAAAAATTCATAATGCGTGCGTCAATTCCGTACCAGTTTTTAACCATTCTCCTTTCAGCCTCCAATTGAAAAGCATGTTCATTTCGTATGTCACCCGATTTAAAATCTAAGATAACAATCTCTTCTTTCTCCACTTCTCTCACTTCCTTCTTCGGATCGCCTTTTTTGAACTGCCCCGTAGCCCTTTGATACACGGCTCCAAAATAACCTTCTTCTTTGTACTTGAATGTCATTTTAACCATCGCATCTATCGGCGTAGCTACCAAATAATCTTCTAATGATAATATTCTTTCAATCATCATCGGCTTAACCTTATACTCCGAACAAAATTTAGCAAACTTCATAACTCTGACAATCATATCGTCAAGATCATCTATGCTACCAAAGAATTTGTCAAGATTCTTTTTTGATATTTTAAGCTTGCCTTCTTGCACTGTCTTAACTATAAAACTTCGATTTAAGACCATATCTCTACCCGTCAAGTACAATCCGTATAGGTAGTGCATGATCGTTCCTCTATCTGCATCATATTCTGATACTTCTTCCGGATTGCGACCAATCATCCTCATCTCCTGTCTCCATTCTTGAAGAGCCGTCTTGTCATCTACGAATCCGTCTCTAATCATGGTTGTTACCGAGGCGTATATCTTGGCTGTCCCATCGTCCATCTTTCTTACATAAAAACGATTACCGTCTAATGTCAATCTTACGAATTTGGGAGTCTCAATCTTCTTTAACTCATCACAGATATAAAACGGCTCTAACGTTTCCTGATTTTCTGTAAACGGATTCGAATCCTCTTCTCCAGGGTTAGAAGCGGCTTCCTCCGCCGGAGCTTCCGGTTCCTCCTTCCGGGCCTGCTCCGGCTCAGGCGCCGGCTCTTTAACTACTGGAACCTGTCCGCCTCTTTCTGCTATGTCTCTGTTCTTTATTAAAGACATAACCTCCTTCTTCAACTGCTCCGGTGTTTGATTAGGATTTGACACCGACATCACAACATCGTTCATTCTAAACAACGTATTTCCTTCTCCTTCCACCATAGGCGCAAACCCTAAATCTGTCAATATTTTTATTTTCTCTTTCATGATCTTCCTCTAATCAATTCTTCTTTAATACAATGTAACACTGTTTCCACTTCATCTTTATCTCTATCTTTCACTGCGATAGCTATATCCTTACCATAACTCTCTCTCCGTATGTGAGCATAAAAGATAGCTTCATTGTCAGCTTCTATTCTTATTTTATAAAGTTTTCTCATATCTGTCAATTATTTCAATAATTAATCTACCTCTTTCTTTAATCATTCCCCTGCTTTCCATATCCAGTACCTTCTTTACCGCATACTT